CAAACTCGGATTTAGTGTGTCTCGGTGGCATATTGATGATCAATCGTTTGATCTTGCCATCTGCAAGTTGATTAAACTTATCTGCAATTTTTTTATGGTGATACCCTTCAATGAACTCGGGCCACACATGTTTGACAAAGGATAGGAAGTCTGTGTTTATATTCTCTACCTTTTTCTTCTCATTGTGTTTGAGATACATCTTCATGAACTCCTGTTTGATATCAGGAGGCAGTTTCTTTATTTTATCTAAGTCTATTTTCATTTCGAAAAATTTTTTGAAAAATTTTTTTGTAATATTTTTTATACCTCATAATGTTTTTAACAGCAATCTATCTGTAAAACTTAGCAAATATAGGTCGTATTGGGACCCCTACTAGGTGTACCCCCTAATGACTATATAAAAAATTTGTAAATTTGGAATGGCCCTGGTACCTCTATTGGTACCAGGGTCCTTGATCCTGTCAACAGTTAACCTGTGTAAGGTCGTACTGCACCTGTCATAGTATTCCTTTCAACATACTCAGGTGCTTCAATGTTGGTAGTGTTTGTATCGTAATTGTATCTCGCTTCGTTCCACACTCGTTGCCATGCGTTCTCTTCAGTCAATACTTTTGGTTGATGTATTCTACCAAAATAATCTACTGCATGATTGCCATGAAGTTTCCACCAGTCGTCCTGACAACCTAGTGTACAAAAATTACCATTGCCATAACTATAAGTTCCTATGGTTCTTGTTTGATTTCTTTTGTTTCCTTTTGGTCCGCGTTTCCTGTCTGTTGTATCATAAGTATGGCAACTTGGTCCCTGACAATATTTCATCTTCTCTCCTCTCTAATTATTAATGGCATTGCTATCGCTAGCACTCCACCCGCTGACACTAGTATTCCTATTGTTGTGTTCTCTAGTCCTATTGCTAGTACACCTCCCAGTGCAATAACAATTAAACAAAGTAATGTTCTTAAAAAATATATTATCATCATAATTATACTCCTTTCACACTGATAACAAATTTACCTGTCGCAGTTCTATATCCTCGGTTATCTAAATCATAGTAAGTAAAAAGTTTATTACCTGTTTTAGATATCCACTCTTTACTATGGTCTGTCCATTTTCCATTTCTAGTAATAGTCTTACCATGTTTTTTTGCAAAGTAAGTTATTTTAAATGTTTCTTCTTTTTCTAGTTTCATACTTCCTCGCTTTCTATTTAGTTATGTAGGGGATAATATCCTATATTATCCCCTATGTCAATACTTTAATTTATATCTTTATAAGCATACTCCTCATATTGTTTTCTAGCCAGTATTTTTGCCTCCCTTGATTGGTTCTTATTCTTCATGCCTTTAATCATGTCGGCTAAGTTACTAGGATTATACATAGTCAAACCTGTTGAGTTGGTTCTCAATAGTTCAGCTTCTTCTAGTTCGATACCAAGTTCGGTTGCTAGTTCAATACCCTCGCTTAAGTATCTGTATGCTTTCAATCCTATTTTTAATTGATCACATTGTTGAGTGATAGTATCAATCCATTTTTGATGAGTTGATACTAGGGTAGCTTTAGCCATACGCCATGCTTCTAGTTGTAGGTACTCACTTCTAGTACAAGCGATTGCTCTTGATCTACAATAGCTAGTTCCAATAACATCAAGGTAGTAGGCTTCATCAAAACCTTTTGTGATACCTGATGTATTTTTACTATTGTAACTCTCACTATAACCTAACACATTATCATTTGCTGTTATGTGTTTGGTTTTGTGTGGGTTGTTCTCGTTGCCCTCTTGTTGTGCAAGTATATCAGGATTACAGTTTTTTTCTTTCAACTGGTCTCTCATGTAAGCATAAGCAAACTTTTTGCCATCATCACTACCATACTCATTGCCATTAAGATTGCCAAACAAACCAAAATCAAAATGAGATTTTGTTTCTACTTTTTCGTCCTCGTCATTGACATCTTCATGATGTGCAAAGTAAAAGCATTTATCTTTTGCAACAACATCAACCGCATTGCCATACTTCTTCTTGTATGATTGCAAGGTAGCAACATCTTCACTTGGATATGCTCTCTCAACAATATCTCTAGCTAGACTAAATGCACTTTCATATTGATTGTCCACTTCTTCCTTTGCTTCGAGATAGGCAACTCGTTCTTGAGTATCTTCATGCTCAAAAACATTTTTGATCTTACCGAACAGTTTGTTTCGTAGTTCGGTATTCATTCTTATTTTAGTCATATTTACCTTTCTGTTTATTTATTTATTTTTATATACTACTTGACAATACCTGTCAATAGGATTATATAAGATAGTGAATTAGGTGTAGGTCAAGTCTTCCTTAGTTCAAGTCTCTGATCCATTGTACTAATACGCGCGATGAGACTGTGCAATGGATCTGGGATCTTTTTAAGCTTCAAGCAGCAAGCTTCAAGCTTCGCGTATAAAGTGAGTTGACAATAGTTATAGGATGTTGTAAGATAACTTAAACAAATAGAAAGAGGATAATATGGACAATGAACAAAAACTTTATGATGATAACTTCGCAACAGAAGGTCAATTAAAAAGAATAGCCGATGCAATGGAAGAGATCCTTCGTCTTGTTAAAAAAGATATGGCACTATCTAAAAAAATAGAAGAAGATAATGAAGAGAATTAATTACAACGACTTGCTGCCGTGGTTCACTCAGGACCACGGCCAGCTGCCTAAAGCTTATATAAAAAGCTGTGATAAATTTTTCCGGGAGCTCGGAATTAAAACAGCAAGCAACAAGCTGCAAGCCGCAAGATTCAAGCAACAAGCCTCAAGCTCCAAGCTTGACAAATTTAAATAAAGGATTATATAAGATAATAGAAAGCGAGGAAGTTATGAAAGTAAAAGAAGCAAAAGAAATAACCGGGGGCCTAACGTATACAAGTAAGATGCCCGGGCCGTCATTTAATACACCAGCTCAACGCTGCGTGACCGGTTCTAAACTCAGGAATATTAAAAACAGTGTATGCAATGGCTGCTATGCATTGAAGGGTAACTATACCAGATTTCCCAAAGTTGGCGAGGCCCTGGAGCGTAGGTTCCAGAAACTTCAAGCTCCAAGCTGGGTCCCTGCTATGGTGATCTTAATCAGTAAGCACAAATATTTTAGATGGCATGACGCCGGAGACATACAGACACTGGACCATTTAAAAAGAATCTTTGAAGTGTGTAAGCTCACACCGGAAACCAAGCACTGGATGCCGACCCGCGAGGCAAGTATCCTGCAGCAGGTGAAGCCTGAAGACGTTCCGGATAATTTAATCATTCGTATGTCCTCGCATATGATCGACCAGGGACCGGTGAAATTCTGGCCCTGGACGTCGACTGTAGTAACCGCTGGGCCCACGTGCCCGGCGCCTAAACAAGAAAATCAATGTAAGAGCTGCCGCGCATGCTGGAACAGAGACATAGCAAACGTGGCATATGGTAAACACTAGAACCACCAGCCAGTTAAGTATTCAGGGAACCTGCGAACTGGTTGGCGGTTCTAGTGCCAAGCCGCAAGCAACAAGATCCAAGCGTCAAGCTTCAAGCGCCAAGCTCCTGAAGCCTCAAGCGACAAGCATCAAGCCCCAAGCTGCAAGGCTCAAGCTTCAAGCCGCAAGCATCAAGCTCCAAGATCCGGTGTCCTTCATAAAGTTTCAAGCAACAAGGATCGTGGACCTGGGCTAAGATAAAACTATTCTTGGGGTGCCTTACATGAAAGCTAATTTGGTGTGGTGAGAAACGCAATCGGTTACTCTTTGTTACCTTCAACTCAACTGTGAAGAAATGATTATTTTTATTGTATCCCAATAGGTCTGGCGTACCTAAAGATGTTGAATTCTCTATTCTTGTCCAAGAAATATCGTTGAAATTTTTCTTAACAAACTGCCAAAGTTTGGCCTCTGGACCAGCCATAATTCAGAGTACATTTTTCGGCATAGCTTGTAAGTTAAAATGAATAAATTGAAACTTATCCACTCCATTATCTACCGTGAATTGATGAGGCAAATACGAATTAAAGAACATAGCTGTACCTGGTTTAGGTCTAATCAATACTTTTTCTGTAGCAAGTGTGACCACCTTATTATTCTTTTCAGGTAGCTGTACCATCATCTTACCTGATCTTGGATCATGGAACATGGGAGCGGAAGTATGCTCTGAACATTTAATAAAATAAAAACCAGACATGTGATTGTTCCAATGTATATGTGTATCGTGATGACCACCGCCTTTGGTAGCAAACTCTTGCGCCCACATTTCTGTGTAGTCTAAGTCATGGTTGGATAGATCATATCCTTGTGAGTCTAATATGTTCTCACAGGTAGCCTTAATGAATCTTCTAAATTGATACAAAGAATCATCCTTTAGTAAATTTTCTGTATGGTAAGATAATCCAATGTCTCCTATATCTCTGCCTGTTTTCTTTTCTCGTTTATCTATAAGTTCTTTGTTGTGCTCTTTTGATTTATTAATATGAGGTTGTATCGCAGCTTCAACTACATTTAAAAAATTTGGTAACTCTGCTCTATACACCGCTGATTGAAATACGGGTGCTGTTTCTAAACTCATATCTGTCATACTATTAATTTTCCTTTCGATCTAATTGGTTTACCCATAGGAGCTGTCTCTGTATTAGAAGCTTCTAATACAATACGATGAGTCTCTCTCGCACCTATTAATCTATTCTCTAACATCTGCATAGAAACAATATCTAGAATCTGATTATTTACTTTAACCTGAATCCTAGCCTCTTTACCAATTTCGGATGTAACCATCCTATTTAATGCTTCTGCTAATACTTTTGCTTTAATCATACTTTCAACGTAACATTGAATATAAACCATTTTATGTTATGTTTCAAGTATGGGTGCACCAAAAAGATTAACCGACCAACAAATGAAATTTGCTCACGAACTGGTAAGCAATGAAGGCAGAATTACGGCAACTGAGGCAGCATTAAGAGCTGGTTATGGAGAAGAAGGAGCTAGAGCAAGAGCATCAGAATTACAAAATCCAAAAAGATATCCATTAGTAGTACAATATATGGGTAGTTTAAGAGAAGAGTATCAAAAAAAATATGCAGTTACATTCGAAAGACATGTAACAGAACTAGGTAAAATACGTCAAGCAGCTGTAGATAAGGGTGCTTGGTCTGCTGCAGTTAATGCAGAAGTTGCTAGAGGTAAAGCTGCTGGATTATATATTGAACAGAAAATTATCAGGACCGGTAAGCTAGAAGATTTATCAGCCGAAGAATTAGAAAATCGAATGAAAGAAATCTTGGAAGAATACTCACCGATCCTGGAAGGTGTTGAAGTGGAAGAGCTTACAGAAGAAGTAAAGCAAAGGCAAAAAAAGTCACGATTGCAACCAAAGCACAGTAAGCCAAAAAATCCCAAACAAACTTTTGATTACTCGGAGTCTTACCAACCGTCAGAATCCGAATCGTCCTTTTCGACTTCAGTTTCTTCATCATCATTATCAAAATCTTCATCATCTTGATTTTCTATTTTATTTCTAATAGATTCTATTTTATCACTAATAGACATAATATCATCTTCTATTCTATCTAATATATCTTCTATAGTTTCTTCTTTTTTTCTAGCCATCTAGTTTCTCCATTTTTTTTATGTTTGATATTGGGAAGCAGTTTCTGTCTCCAAAACATATACTTCCATCAGGATCTCTATCATAACTAGCAAAAAGTTTAATACTTTTTTTATCTTTTTTATATACCCATGCCTCAGAAACTGGCTCAGAATAAACCATGCGATCAAATTCCGCAGGTGTAGCCCACCCTGTATCTCCAGTTGGGTCCGTCCACCATATTCTAAATTTTTCATAAGGGAACTTAGATTGTTCTAATACAGCTTGGCTTTTCTTTCTTGTCTTAGTTTTTATTTTACCCATAGTATCTTTTTAATGTAATTTTACTTTTTTTAAAAGTGAATTCATACGCGCGCGTTGGGTTTATAGATTGTTCCAAATTGTTCCACATTGTTCCAGCCCTTTGGAACAATGATTTGCTTAAATAACCATTGGTATACTTAACTTCTAGCACTTTTTTACTCCATTGTTCCATT